AATTTGGTCTTATAGCTTTGACTCCAATAGTCGGAATCATCGTCAAACATAAGCCTGTATTCCTTTGCTGATAATTCACTCAAAGGGGTTATGGTTACTTCTTGGGATACATCTAACTTGTCGCTCCAATCAAGTGCCTCATCTTTAAAGGTTTTGAAAAACTCATTATACGGAATGATCTCTAGAACATTTGTTTGCAACTTATCCTGAGTAATGTACAAATTGTACATTGATATAATGGACTTAAGAAAGTCACGCTGCTTCATTGACTTTGGCATTGTGTACTCGATCTTCATCGTGTCACCCTCCACCACATCGACCGCCACAGGTATTGTGCTACCAATCTTCAAAGGGCCACTAGGTGCTACTGTTATTGCGGTCTGGATGTTCGCATTATAACCCGCACCACCTACAGCCGTAGCTGTTAACCTTACTTCGAAGTAGTCATTTAATGCAAGGGTTATGCCTCCGCTAATTGCAAAATTGTAAGTATATGTTCCCCCTAGTGGCACTATAGTTACTGTCTCACTTTCAGACAAAATTTGCGTCCCATTTTTTAAAATCTGAACAGTCCAAAGGTTCTTTGTAAATGTTGCCAAAGAAGTTAGGCTAAGGCTTAAATTTAAGTTTATCCCTGTATTTAATGCCTGCGTTTTATTGTATGTAAACCTATTTGCTGCACCGTTAATCGTAAAGCTAGGCGCAGATACGCTGTTAAAAACTAGTAGCTGTGAAAAGGAAGGCACTGCTGCGACATTTTGAGTCAGTAGTGCTGTAGTCTGGTGCAGCAAATTCAGAACTTCCCTAGTGATGCTCTTTTCAGCAGTCAACAAAATCAACTTCTTAAAAAAGAAAGATTCAAAAAATTTTGGTTCCTGAATCTCAAATTCTGCTTCCTCAAATATTCGCTCTAGAATCTCAGTTACAAATACCGCAGGCTTAAAGTTTTTTAGAGGGTAGTTTATATTGTTTGCGCTGTATCCGTAATCGACCAAAGGGTAGACATAGTTCTGCGCCCCAGATACCCATTCTGTCCGGGCCCAACTTGCTTCAATATTTGCCTGATTGTAGGTGTGGTCATAGTTATCAAAGTCAAGGTCTGCTAGGGTAAGGTCACCCAAGGCATCTAAGATGTCCCTGAGCCTTCCAAACATATTCACCTCGTAAACTATATCACCGCTCTTGTTGCTGATCTTAGACATCCTTAAAACACCGTCAAAGATCTTCACGTTGTCTAGAAAGATTTGCGCTTTCGCCTGATTTGCCGGGTTAAAGTTTTGCCCTATGTTCGCCCCTGCAATAATATCATTTGCTACAGAGATGTCAAAGATGTTTCCAAATAGCTGCTGATTTCTTGCAGTACTTGGCAGGGTTAAAGTTTTAGAAAAGCTAGTATTCCTTCTTTCGATGTCGCTAATATCCGCAACCGAAAAGGTAAATTCTACATCGATATCACCAAGGGTGTCGGCTTCATAGCCTTCTACAAATAGTCTTGCGCTCATATTACCTGTCGATTGTTTATAAGCTGAAATTCAAGGTCTAGTTCAATATTGAATACTTTGTCCACCGCTGTCTTTTTAACTTCGTAGGATGTCGCTGTAGGCTTCGCAGGTATCCATGATGGGTTGATGTAATTATCATTTACCAAATTCATGTAGACCAATGGGGACGAGTACAACTCCCGCAGGATCTCGGCTTGTGCATCCGTTAAATAGTCACTTATAATCTTCCACTTTTGAGTTTCTTTTGTGTAGTAAATCGGGTTAATATTTTTTACCCTGATCCCGTCCGATTCATAGATGCTGCCTGTGTAGTTCCGCTCGTATCCTTTCTTTTCAACATCGAAGGTAGTCTTGCTTACTAGGTCAAAATTAAAGAAATCATAAACCCCGTATTTGTTTAGGTAAGCCAATCGCATAGGATCAAACTTACCACAGGACTGAATGAAGATAGTAGCAAATTTTGCCCTTCTTGCTGATCCGTTATTCCAATTCGCAAAGACCTGAATATTATCTATGCTTCCGCCATAGGTCAAAGGTGTGATCTTGATGTAGGTCACGCTAGGAGTAGCAACGGCTGAAGGAGTAATGTAGTAGGTCGATGTAGTAGCGTTTGCATAGGTGACTAGCAGTTCGCAGTTAGTCAAGAGACCTGTATTTAGAAAGCCAAATATTTGCGAATCTGTTTCCCTTAGCTTTATTGAAGTCCAATCTGTTAAAGGCCTGTATTCCGTATAGCTTTCTCCAGTATATTCTAAATAATTTGCAAAGGTAACTCCAGTAAATACTGAATACCATAGATCAAATTCTAGTAATGGAAAAGAAGCAGCCAAGGCATACTTCGTAGCACTTACCACCTCGGAAGCTGATACGATCTGGAATACCCCTGCAACTTCGTAGTACTCATAGCATTTAAGATAGTAGCCTTTGATTACGTTGGTGTTGCTAGCTGAGGTTGCTACCTGATAGAATCCGCTTGAGTAGGTAAAGTTTACAGATACAAATTTACTGACATCAAACTCAACAGAATCCGCAGGGTTAGCCGGGGAGTCATAGAATGCCTGAGTGATCAATTCGTTTGCAGTATTAAAAACTTTGACCACATACTTAAACCCTGAGAGGTTTGCGTTGGTGCTGCTGATCGTGTAGTTAATGCGATTGAATGCAGGCAGGATACTATTGGTAGGTTCTACTAGGGTTATCATTTGCTTATCTTTAAGGTCAAGGAGTTAAATCCAATGTTTTGAATGTCGATGTTAAATTCAGGGGTTGCTTCGTCAATTGATTTCTTCACAAACATCTTTCCTTCAATACCGTACTTTTTAATGTAGTATGCTAGCCTCTTTGCGCTAGTTGAAATCTGTGGTAACATCTGTCTTCCTTCGATTAGGTTTGTTGCTTCGATCTCCATGTTCTTACGCTTCATCCATCCTTCTAAACCTTGCAAGGCTTCAACAGGCATCCCGTAGGTTTTGAATTGATAGAATCTACCATCAGCATTCTTGTAGGTCTTGCGCCTGTTCTGGATACCCCTTACCCCTTTGTCTTGGTAATCTGAATACTCAGCCCCCACGCTTATTTCTAGCCTATATCCGCTCTTTGTTTCGCTTACTTTTAATACTTCAAAAGAACTTGCTAGCTTTCCATTATCTACAGGTGCGTATTTAGCTAGATTATCTACTACAGATAACCCTAGCTTTTCCATGGCATCCTTGATATTTTTTACAAGGGCACCTTCTACGGCAGCGACAAATTCGTTACCCTTCAGCCTTCTGCCTCCGATGTTGACTAGTCCTTCTACCTGTGCCTTTGTTGCAACTGCCATTTCTTGTATTCGAGATCCTTGTGTTTATTGTAATCCTTTAAATATGCCAATGTATTCAGGTACTCGATCACGTTCAAATCGTAGGTTTGATTCACCGTTATATTGCTGAAGTCTGCGACCTGTTTAGTGCTAAATACCCACCCCCAACGTTCCATAAACGGGCTGCCTTCTCCGCCAGTTCCTTGTTCTGGATTGAGTAGGTTATTGTACTGCTTATTAATTCGTTGAATAGTTGACAAAAAAAAAGCATACAACCGTAGACCTGCACAAAGTTAGCTTCTAGCAAGTCATCCGCTACCCTATCATGAGGCACAGCCCCGTATCCTTGGTACTTCTCACCCTGCATAGGTAGAAAGAAACAGGCAGCAATCTTGTTAAGCTGCATGATCTCACCGCTGAAGGCTAAGATATCTATGTACTGCCCTGCTGTGATCTCCTGCAATTCATAGCAGAACTTGTAGCGGTTATCCCCTACCTGAAGGAAGTCCACAGGTTTGGATTCTGGAATATTGTTGAAGAAAGATAGCTTTTCCCCATACTCATGGATAAGATCCCTGTACTTGTAATCATCGTACTCCCGCTCATTTTTACCCTCAATCACCGCAAGCATTTTCTGTTGCTTTTCAATGATGTTTAGATTCTGGCTTGCCTCGATATCGTACAAGGTTATGAACTGCCCAACGGTTAATTTATCCCACATGATTCTAAATATATTTTGTTTGGTTTATGTTTCTATCTGAAGGAGTACCTGCCTAGATGGCTCTTTGAAATCTTGTTTACCACCGAATACCGCAGGGCATCCAATGCGTGATTGAAATTATCCACAGGCTTGTTAGTCATCTGCCCGTTTTTATCTTCAATGTACTTGTAGTTCCGGAGTTCTTTAATCAGGTTGAAACTGCTTTCGGTTGCTATCAGCTTGTATCTACGGATGATGTCAATCCCTATGTTGATAGATCCTTTTATGGTAGGCTTTACATTCCACCCCATCCTGTAGATTTCTTCTATACTTTTAGGCTCAGCTGAATCGGCATAGATTTCGTTACTGCGATCTAACCCTAGAACTTTCATTTCGTTTGCGATGTCTTGGTTAGTCATCCCGGTACGATATAGCAATTCATCCACGTACATATTATCATCTAGGATATACGTGCGCACTAGAGAAGTAGGGTCACTTGAGTACCCGAAGTCTAGGCCGTAGCTTACTAGCTTTGCTTCCTTAGGGATTTCTTTGATCGTGCTGAAAGTATATACTAGGGATCTAGCCTGCCCTCGTTCTCCAAGGCCGTAGACCCTCCAATAGTTTTCATCTATCCCTTTTAGCCTTTCGATTTCATCTTTGATTACATCGCCTAAAAATGGGTTATCCTTGTAGGTAGTCTGAAAAAATTCCACGTCCGAACGGGTTAGCACCTGATCGTAGATCCAATGGAATTCTTCAGATGGATTGTAATCTAGGATTACCTTCTCGTTAGTTCTAAAAAGTAGCTGAGTCCAATCTTCATGAGTTAATTCATTTGCCTCATTTGCAAAAAGTAGATCCCGCTTTCTACCCCTGATTTTTTGAGGCATATCAAGTGAAATAAATTCAATCGTGTTTTGGTTTAGCTTGTATTCGTTATTGCTTTTGCTGTGGTAGTCTTCCGAATAGATATCATGATCTTTAAGGATCTGAAAAAAGTCACGCATCACCGTACCCCTCAAAGCCGGGAAGGACTTCCTGCAGATGGTTATAATTTTACCTTCGTTTCTTTGGCAATAAGCAAAGATAATCCAAAGCAGGATGTTAAAGGTTTTGCCTGATCTGGTGCCTCCTTGCTGCACTATTATCTTTGCCGTGCTTTCTTCTAGGTGCCTAAATACTTTGTTTGTTTTGATGCTAGATACTGTCATCCACTATCTTGACTTCAAATAGTTTTTGACCCTTTGAAGTGATGTCTGTTTTTTGCTCAATCTTACCATGAGCCGAATCCATAAGCTCCCTGTAGGCTTGTACATCCCCTTCCCTAGCCTTTTTAATCAAAGCTAATGTCATTAGGTCTTGTTGCTCAAGATCTTCTGTCTGCCCTGTTATTGGGTTCTTAGCCTTTTGCTTTACTTCAAGCCATTCCCGTACTAATGTAGAACGATTTCTTACACCCTTTGGTCTTCCGTTTGGGTTTCCACTTTCTCCTTTTTGGAATTTGTGTGGATTTATATTTTCAGGGTTTGGCATCGCTGTATTTACGTTGTTTTTATTTATCTATTTATAATGCAATTCCGTTCTTCTTGATCACTAGGCTAGGATCTAATTTTTTCATCCTGTCTACAATCACTTGGCAATATTTAGGATCAAGTTCCATACCAAAACATTTGCGTTTAAGTTGATGTGAAGCTGCCATTGTCGTACCGCTACCTAAGAATAAATCTAAAACACTTTGTCCTTTTGTTTTACTTATTACATCTCCAACGATACTTAAAGGTTTTACAGTTGGATGATTTACTTCTTTATCAGGTCTTTCAGAATAATCAAAAGTATATACATCATGTTTATAATTTTCTTTTATATATTCAGGTTTACCATTTTCAAATAATGCAATAATTTCACTGGTTAAAATCCAACTTTGCCAAGGGAAACCCATTCTATTGGGTTTATATATTGTTAATATTCTTTTAAAATTTATACCTTCTGTGCATTTAAAAAACCTATCTAATCTTGAAGGACTAAAGCATAATGCAAAAACAGAATTATAAGAAAATAAAATCATATTTTTAAAAGATTCCTTAAGCACATTTTCCCATTCATCATCACCATCATTTTCTATTCCTTCTTTGCCAAAAGTCGTACCCTTATAAGACATTCCATAAGGCGGATCAGTAAAAACCATGTCTGCTTTTTCTCCATTCATTAATTTCTCTACTGCATCACTATCTGTACTATCTCCACAAAGCAAACGGTGTTCTCCAATCTCAAACAAATCACCTAGGACAATATCCGTTTGAACTTCATCAGGCATCTCATAATCATCTTCCTCCGCTTCTAGTTCTTCCTTGATGCTAAACTCTGGAATGTCAAGACCCCATTCTTCTACCTGCTCCGCATCCCATTGATTAGCAATCATGTCCCAATCCCATTCACCAAAGCCTACGTTATCCTTGATTATAAACTGCTTCTGTTCATCTTCTGTGAGATCATCCGCAAAGATGATAGGCACTTCTTTTAGCCCTGCTTCCTTGCAAGCTTTCAATCTCATGTTTCCCCCTAGTACTATCATATCAGCATTTACCACAATAGGCCTGATCTCTAGCATCTTTGGAAACTCCTGAATAGAATTGACTAGCTTTCTGAACTTGTCATCCTTTATGATCCGGGGGTTATTCGGATTACTTTTGATTTCCGAAAGTTTAACGCTTCTGATCTCCATTAGTCTAGCTTTTCGTTTGCTACTTGTAAAGCCTCCACAGGTGTCACATCCTTTTCTTCTAGTTTGTTAGGAATACCTGCATCATCTAAAAGCTTCTTGAATAGGTAAGCTAGATCGAAGATTCCATCTTCATTGTCAAGGGTTACGCTGATAACTTTTTTTTCGCTGTTAAAATTCAATTGAAAGTTTGCCATGTTTTTTTTGATTTGGTTTCGTAGTCAGGACAGGATTCGAACCCGTATTTATACCACCATACAACTCTCTTTATGGTTGGGCTGTACAAACCCTTCATTGTATGTGCATTACCAATTCTGCCACCTGACTGTTTTTTTATTTAGGTTGATTCATTTTTTGTTTGTGCTTTTGCTCAAGGTATTCCCGGTAGCTTTTCTGGTCTCCCATAGTATCGTGACAGATCCTGCACAAGGCCATTAGGTTCTCTATGTGATCCGCTGTTTTACTTCCACCCATTCCCCTTGCTTTTATGTGATGGATGTCTACTGCCTGAGACCCGCAGGATTCACAGGGAATAAAATCAGCTATCGTGTAGCCAAAATATTCCACGTAAATCTTGGTGTGCTTTTTCACTAGAAAGGAAGATCATAGCTTTCTTCCATCACAGGCGCAGGGGCAGTCGGCATATTGTTAACCTGTGAGTTGTTATTTTCTTCTTTTTTGTAATCGTTTAGGTTAATAGCCACATCCTTTCCGAAGTCATTCGGCTTATCAAAGATATTGATGCTCACATTGACATACTTTTTTCCGTTGTAGGTGTATGCGTGTGCCTCGGCATCCGTTATGCAGATCGCAGCAGTTAGCCATGATCCGCTTCTTTTCTTTCCGTTTCCTAGTCTTATTTTTGGTTTGGTGTCCATATTATGTGGTTTTTGGTTTTCTTCCTCTTTTCACAGGTGCTGTTACCCCTTCTTCTTGTGCTACTATTTCTTCAGCAACTACTTCTTCCTGATCCCTGTACCACGTTGTATGTTCTGTGTTAGTGTACCACCCATATAGGTAATTAACTAACTCCATTCGGCAGCTACTGCACCAATGGCTAAAGTTGTGCTTTGGTGAAACATAGGTAGTGTAAAGGTGGATCATTTCCGTGTAGACTTCCTTGTCATAATTACGGATAAATGCGTGTTTCTTGTAGCTTTCGTACAAGGGCATGTGCTTCTTGAATAATTCTAAATCTTCAGGTGTCATATTTTTTGTAGTTCGTTTTTTACTTTCATCCAAAATGTAAATTTTGATCTATAGTAGATCAGGTCATCGGCATCATCTAGCACTTTCAATATTTCATCAACTGCTATTATTGCACATCTATTTGCTGCGTGTAGATCCCTTACATCATTGTACCCATGAGTGCATTCGCTCAAATTAAATTTGATTAGTAAATAGTCTGCCTTTGCCCTTGGTGTCATAGTTCAAATTTGTTAGTGAAATGATCCTCCACATATAGGTAGATAAAGGGCACTGCACTACTTATAAATATTGCAGATATTAAATCCGTTTTTAAGATTAGAAAAAAGAAGCTGATCCAGAAGGACATACAAAATGAGCAGCTAAAAGGCTTGAGTAGTTTCCTGCCTGTGACTTCCTTAAAAAATTTAGGAAAGTTAAGGATGTAGAAGTAAAGCAGGGTTAACCCTACCGACCCTAGTACACCAACTGCGATTTGATACATGATCTAATTTTTTTGATTGTGATAAAAATTGAAGTGTGTGGAATGCCTGTCTGCTTACTTACCTTCCTGACTGAGCCTAGTTCTACATATAAACTTAGAATCTCCTGATCATACCAATACAAGCCCTGCACTATCTTGGTGATTCCATCCGCTACTTCTTGGCTGTTATCTATCTGCTGTTCTTCCTTTACGAACTTCATTATATCCTCCACAGGTACTAGGCTCCCGTATAGCCTGCCAAACTTCCCATACTTTGAATTGGTTTGATTGCAGCAGATCCGAACTATCCAGAACTTAAATACCTGCTTTCCTTTGGCTTCTAGTTCCTGTAATTTTACTGCATCGTATTCTAAAACTATGACCGCTACTTCCTGCCTCAGGTCTTCCCATAGGTCTTTGCCTATGTTCTGAAATACATATTTAAACTCCTGATCGTATAGCCATCCAATCGCTTTCATTTCAGGCTGATAACTTCCCCTGTGGGCTGCCCTGAGTAATCACAAAGCCATCCATTCCATTCAAAGCGGATCTCCTTCTGTCGGCCGTAATATGAGGCAGCTAGCATTCTTATTTGCTTCTGTACGATCTCAATGTTTTGAAAGCTGCCTTTCCCCTGATTAACCCACTTAGACCATTCCCCGCTTGAAAGCCTGTAGCGGATTTCAAGAGAATAGTCTAGCTTTAATTTGGGCAGGGTTCTAGCCATTCCTTTCTTTGATAATTACTTCCAATCCTATAGCCTCACAGATCATGCGAAGGTTGAAAAGGCTTATTGATTCCCATCCATTTTCTACCTGATTGATAGGTGCATGGCTGATGCCTAGCTTTGCGCATAGTTGAAGCTGCGTGTATCCGCTTTTCTTTCTTGATTTCCTGATTAATAGTCCTTCTTGTACGCTCATTTGGTTTGTTATTTCTTCAAATATAGGGTAAAAATTAATATCCTATTTTAAACCGTGAATTTTGTCTAAAAAGGTAGCATTTTAAATATCCCCAT